GTAATTGTAATTCCTGCAGTCGTTGTATTTGTTAAAAGTTGATCACCAGCTACTGCAATATATGTTGTTACCGAAGCTGAGTTCACAGTTCCATAACCTTTTGATAACAGTCCTAGTTTCATGTTTGTGCCGTCTGACACAACTGCAACAGACGCACCTATTGGTATGGGTACACTTGTTCCACTGGCTGTTTGCACAGATAAAGAAAAGAGTGTAGCACCGCTACCTCTTGTTGTAGAGTCCTTTACGATAATAGATCTTTCTGCACCGCTAGGCATAATTAAAGTTCTGTTACCAGTTAAAGTTCCAGTTAGTTCATAAAAAGCATTTTTACCATCTGAAGTTGCACCATTAGTTAAAGTAAGTGTAACATCTCCGGAAGCCATAGATTGACTTAAATATCCTGTAGCTGATTGTTCTAATATCTGTAAATTTGTATTTGTTATTGTTCCCCATAGACCAGCTTTTTCACCGGTTGCTATAAGTTCTAATTTTGTATCTGTAGAAAAACTTGATGCCATATTAATAAGGTTCTATTGGTGTCCAGACCATAGTTGCGCCTGGCACTACTGCACTCCATGTTATCGCCGTAGCGTCCTTTGTAGCTAGCGTTAGGCCACTACCAGTAACGTCTACATTTGCTGCTGCAGTCACTGTAACAGTACCTGTAGCCATAGTCAATGCGTTTCCAGAG